AGGTTCTTATGGATGAGGGTTATCCGATTGTTGAATACCCGTCGACCAACGCGCGCCGTATGGTTCCTGCTTGCTCAAAGTTCTACGATGCGGTTGTTGATCAGAAGATGATTCACGACGGCAATCCACTACTAGCGCGCCATCTGTCTAACGCTGTGGTCAAGGTTGACAATCTTGGGCCTAGAATCGTGAAAGAGAATAGAGCATCACAAAGGCGCATTGACGCAGCGGTTGCAGCGGTGTTAGCTTTCGATAGGGCTACTGCTAGTAGAATAGAAGAAGAACCGCTAGTTCCTCAATTTTTCGCATAAGGCTGGTTATGGCAAACATTATAGACAGACTGTTCAACAGGCGGTCAATTTCCTTTCAAACGCTATGGGGAAGCGGTGAGGACATTGTTATCGGAACACAGTCCGGAACATACGTCACCCAAGACAACGTTTTCAAAGTCAACGCAATCTTCTCGGCTGTCGCGCTAATCGCTGACACCATTTCGACTCTGCCACTTGACGCATACATCCGCATTGAAGGCGAGCGTCGTGCGTTCAGACCTCGACCTGCTTGGGTTCAGAAGCCAGACGTTGACCTAATCAGCAAAGAGCCGTTCTATAACTCGGTTATCGTTTCGCTACTACTCGACGGCAACGCCTTTATTCGTGTCTACCGTGACAGCGCAGGGCGAGTCCTAAACCTAGTCACGCTCAACCCACAGGATGTAGAAGTCACTCGCAACTCAATCGGTCGCGTGATGTATCGCCTACAAGCCAACGACGAACTACTTAGCTCTGATCAGGTCTTGCACATTATTGACGTGCTGAAGCCTGGACACATTCGCGGTATCTCTCGCGTTGAGGCGCTCAAAGAGAACTTTGGGCTTGCAATCGCTCTAGAGTCTTACGCTGCTCGCTTCTTTGGTCAGGGCGTTTCTATGGCTGGACACATCGAGTTCCCAGGTAACCTAACGCCAGAGCAAGCCAAAGACTTGTCTGACGGATTCTCAGCACGTCACGGCGGATTCAAGAAGTCGCACAAGGTTGGCGTTTTGTCTGCCGGTGCAAGGTTCGTTTCTACCTCAATCGAGAACGACAAGGCTCAGTTCCTTGACTCTCGCCGCATGGCGGTCGAGGATGTAGCTCGCGCGTTCAACATTCCTACTAACCTTCTAGGTCTACCAGGAACCAACACTTATTCAAGCGTTGAGCAGAACAACATTGCGTTCGTGACTCACACCCTTCGACCAATCATTCAAAAGCTGGAAGGCGCGTTCTCTACCCTGCTCAACACCGAGCCAGGCGGAGAGTTTGCCTTTATCAAGTTCAGCATTGACGGTTTGCTACGCGGAGATGCCAACTCACGCTTCTCGGCATACAGTAACGGCTTGCAGTCTGGCTGGTTGACGCTAAACGACGTTCGCCGCTTTGAGGACTTGTCACCGCTAGAAGGCGGAGAAACCGCCCGCGTTCCGCTATCAAACATTGCACTAAGCGACGCAGACGTTGTTGCGCAGGATCGCAAGGTTCTAATGGCATCACGTCTAGTCAACGCTGGTTACGACCCAGCAGAGGTTCTAGCTGCACTTGGAATCGGCGCAATTGAACACACAGGCGTTCCGCCGGTCATGTTGCAAGGAATTGCACAGATTGACCCTGAAGACCCGCAGAGCGTTTACGAGGTCTAATGCTTCAACAGGCGACTTACACACTCAGCGCAGGGACAGCGACCCAAGTGGTTGCACCTACCGTTGACGCTGGACATTACGTCTTGAAGAACATTCAGCCAAGAGCGACAGGTGAAGATTTGGCTCGACAGGGCTACGTCTACCAATACGGAAACACATTCGTCATCACTCAAGGCTCAACCGCAAGCTTCTCGTTCCTAACAGGTGCGACTGGCGCGCAGATTGAGTTTTATCAGATAACGACAACGGTTGCCGTAATCAAGGCTGAGCTAATTGAAGGCGCAACGATTGTCACAACAGGCGACCCTATCCCTGCCTACAACATCAACCGCAACTTCTCAGACGCTCACGCTTCGGTTCTAAAGGCAGCCACTTCCGTAACAGGTGGCATAACGGTAACAAGCGAATACCTGACAGGAACTAACCAAGCAGGATCAGCGCAAAAGTTTGACAAGGTAATTACCCTAGAGCCAAACAGCGAATACGCCTTCAAGTTCACAAACGAAGGTTCACAGACAACAACCGTATTCTTTGAGGTTGGTTGGTCAGAGCTGTTCAACGGCTATCACGACATCTGGCTTGGCACACCGAACGAGTCTTTTGTTTTGCGCGGTGACGAGGAAATCAAGTTCAAGCTTTTTCCAGGGGAAGCAATCAACGCAACAGGTGGACATACTGGAGCGAAACTGACCGTAGTAAGGCAGGACTAAAGTGCCGTATTTTATTTGGGATGAATCCCCGACCTGCTCAGGATGGGCAGTTGTCAAAGCAGACGGCGAGCAATTATCTTGCCACAGCAACAAGCAAGAAGCCATTGAAGCAATGGTTGGGCTTAGCGCTATCGAAGGCATTGAGCCAGGTGGCAGCTACGAGCCAGAAGATGAAGTGGAACTAGAACTTGCAGAAGTCCGCGAGGTCTGTGAGGACTGTGACGGCAACTGTGAAGTATGCAAAGAAGTTCGTGAAGTAAACCTAACCCGCCAGCCTACATGCGCGCAGCAGCCCGACAGGGATTGCGCTACTACGAAGAAGGCAAGGCTGGAGATGGACTGGTTGAAGCAACTGTTCGCGAGGCTCGCGCAATGGCGGCAGGAAACGTCACCGCTGACAAGTGGGTTCGGATTGCCGCTTGGATTGCTCGTCACCTTGTTGATTTGGATTCGCCCGCCGCTAGACCTGATTCCCCTGATTATCCTAGTGCTGGCGTAGTGGCGCATCTGCTTTGGGGTTCAGGGCCAAGCAAGCAAGCCGCTAACCGCGCGCTAACTTATGCACAAGGCGTAGTTAGTAGAATTGAAGCAGAAAACGAAGGCCGAGCGAAAGGCGAAGCATTGTCAAAGATTGAAACTCGCGTTTTTACAAACGAGTTCGAGGTTCGTGAAGAAGCCGAGGGCATGAGGCTCACCGGTTACGCAGCTAGGTTCAACGAGCCAAGCGAACCCCTACCATTCATCGAGAAGATTGCACCTGGAGCCTTCAAGCGTTCCCTAAAGTCACGCAACGACATCAAGCTACTCTGGAACCACGATTCGTCTATGGTGCTTGGATCAACACGCGCTGGCACTCTAAAGCTAATGGAAGATGAGCGCGGTCTATTCGTTGACGCTATCTTGCCTGACACTTCTTACGGTCGTGACGCAAAGGTTTCGATTCAGCGTGGCGACGTTACTGGATTCTCGTTTGGCTTTACCGTTCCTGTCGGTGGCGACTCATGGAACAGCGAAGGCACAGAGCGCACTCTAAAGAGCGTTCGACTTCTAGAGGTATCCACAGGCGTTGCTTTCCCTGCTTACCCTTCCACTAACGGAACTGCACAGGTTCGCGGTCTTGACAAGGTTTGCAAGCGAACTGGCGTTGACGCTGACGCACTAGCTGACGCATTGCTAAAGATTGAGGATGGACAGGAAATCACAGGTGAAGAAAAGGAAATGCTTTCACGCGTTATCTCTGACCTAGCACCTGCCGAAACTGTCGAGCCACAGCCAGCCCCTGACATGTCTATACTTAACCTCAAGAAAAAGAAACTAGAGCTTCTCTCGAAGGGAATAATCTAATGGCTACAAAGGCTGAAATCAAAGCCGCAATCCTAAAGGTTGCTGGCGACCCAATTTCGGGAGCAATACACGATCTAGCAGACTTGATGGCTGAAGAAGTTCACGCCATTGACAACCCGCCTTCATCGGTGAAGGTGACGGAAAAAGAATCTCGCGTAACCAAGCCAGAGGAAACGCGCTAAGCGACTCTCTGCCAAGCAGCAAGATTCTTCCCCTCGGTTTCCCCCTTTCGGCCGAGGGGTTTCTTGCGTCTAGGGGGACTTGACAAATTTAGTCATGCACACTTGCTATAAACTATTTGTATCGGTGTGAGTTAGCTCTACCGACTAGTTGAGTGTAAGCACCGCTACCCAATTACTAATCACTATTCATAGGAGAACAAATGTCTGAGTTCATTACTCGTCAGACTGAGGTTCGCAACAACCTAATCATGCAGGTTCGTGAGGTCATTGACTTCGCCGAGCTTGAGGGTCGCGGACTAGATTCAGAGGAGCTTCGTAAGATCGAGGCTATCGAGAGCGACATCGCAAAGGCTGACGAGGCCATTGCTGTTGCACAGCGTTCCGAGGAGCGCAAGGTTGAGGCTTCTGTTGCAGCTAAGGGATTCATCCCAGCCGTATCAGAGCGTTCAGCTTCTGACATCCTTCGCAACGTAGCAGAAACTCGCTCATCTCACACCTTCGAGAAGCGCGCTGCTCTAGTGCCTTCCACCAACACCGTTCCTAAGTCGTTCTACGACCAGGTATTCGATGTTGCACGTCTAGCTGGCCCAATGCTAGAGGTGTCAGAGGTTATCAACACCACCACAGGTGAAGATTTGACCATCCCGCTGATGACCGCTTACAGCACCGCAGCTCTAACTTCTGCTGGTTCTGCAATCAGCGCAAGCGAGCCTACTTACTCAAGCATGGTCTTGGGTGCAAAGCGCTACGCATTTATTGCACAAGCGGCAAACGAGTTGGTTCAGGATGCTGGGTTTGATCTGGCTTCCCACCTAGCTAACCAGGCTGGAAACGCAATCGGTTACGCAATCAACGACGCCCTAACCAACGGAACTGGAACCACCGTTCCAACCGGTGTAAAGACCGCTGCTGGTTCTGGTATCGTCGGTGGAACTGGCGTTGCAGGTGCATTCACCGCTGACAACTTGATTGACCTTGCTTACTCGGTTGACGGTGCAGTTCGCCGCCTACCAGGTGCGGGCTTCATGGCTAACGGTCAGACCATTGGTGCAATGCGTAAGCTCAAAGACACGGCCGGAAACTACCTCTACCAGGTGGGCATCGGCTACCCTGACACCTTCGCTGGCTTCCGCGTAGTAGAGAACCCACACCTTCCAGCACTTGGAACCGGTGTTGTAGGTGCTACACTATTCGGCGACCTACAGAGCTACAAGGTTCGCCTTGCAGGTGGTCTACAGGTTGCTTCAAGCACCGACTACGCGTTCAACCAGGATCTAACCACTTGGAGATTCCAGGTTCGCCTAGATGGAAACTTGACTCACTCAAGCCACATCAAATACTTCAAGGGCGGCGCAAGCTAGTCTTTGAAATAGACCGAAACCCCGTCAAACTTGTAGGTTGGTTTGACGGGGTTTCGCTATAAACTAGGAAACATGACAACCTACAAAGCTGCAATCTCTATTGCCTCAAACTCGCCAGGTATGCCAACAGGCTACGGAGTTCAAGCCCTACTAGTTGCCGAGCGCCTAAAGCGTGACGGCTACGACGTGGCAGCGCTGTCCAACTACGGACTCGAAGGCGCTATCTCAACGATTGACACGCCACACGGCGCTATCAAGCATTACCCGCGCGGATACACTCTTTACTCAGGTGACGTTCTAAACCTTCACCACAAGAACTTTCTAGACGGTCGCGAGATACCTAACGCAATCCTGACGCTGTATGACGCATGGGTTTACAACGATGTTCCCAACATTGACGAACTAAAGTTCTGGAGTTGGACACCTGTTGATCACATCTCAATTCCACCAAAGGTCTTGGCTTGGGCTAAGCGCGCGAACGTAAAAACAATCTCAATGTCACCGTTCGGACAGGCGCAGTTTGAGAAGCTAGGTATTGACGCTACTTACATCCCTCACGCTATTGACACAAAGGTTTACAAACCAACAGACACCATCAACGGCGTTGGTTTAAGGGAATACATGGGCGTTCCAGAGGATGCCTTCTTGGTTGGCATGGTGAGCGCAAACAAAGCTAACGGTTCAATTCACCGCAAGGCTTTCGCAGAGAACCTTCTTGCCTTTGCTCTTTACCGCCAAGAGAACCCAAACAGCTACCTATACATTCACACAGAGCCTTCACGCGTGTTCGGCGGGTTCGACTTAGCGACGCTAATGAAGGCCGTTGGGCTACCGCTTGACGCTGTTCTATTCCCTGACCCTGAGAAGCTTCGCTACGGGTACAGCTCAGAGGAAATGGCAGGAATCTACTCATCGTTTGACGTGCTACTTCACGCAAGCTACGGCGAAGGCTTCGGTGTCCCTGCAATCGAGGCTCAGGCGTGTGGCACTCGCGTTATCGGAAGCAACTGGGCGGCAACCCCTGACCTGCTAGGCGAGGACAGTTTCCTAGTCAACGGGCAACCGTTCTGGGATGAGGCGCAGAGTTCGTTCTTTATGATTCCGCTTATCCCTGATCTAGTCAAAGCTCTAAAGGATGCGAACGACAATCGCGGTCACTCAGAGGCGTCAGTCAGCTTTGCCAGTCAGTTTGACGCTGACAAGGTTTGGGATGAGTATTGGGTTCCGTTCCTGAAAGCTAATCTGTGAAGCTGATTGTTCCGCTTCTAAATCGCTACGACCTACTACAACGGATGGTTGACTCGATTGACTATCCCCTAGACCTGCTAATCATTGACAACGGCGACGCACTAGAGAACCTTGAATACCCTGAGTTCGTGAACCTTCGGGTTCTATCTATGCCAACTAATCAGGGCGTAGCTGGAAGCTGGAATCTGGGAATCAAGTTGCTACCTTTTGAGCCTGTTTGGTTCTTCGGTTCGGCTGATACCGTCTATCACCCAGGGGCGCTAGAAAAGCTCTCACAGGCTAAGCCAGACCGCATTACGCTAAATAACCAATTCCCCTACTGGCAAACCTTCGCAATCGGTGAGGAAGTCATTCGGCGCATTGGGCTGTTTGACGAGAACCTGTTTCCTATCTACTTCGAGGACAACGACTTTATGAGGCGAGCCGAGCAAGCTGGAATCTCAATGGAATACATTGTCTGCCCAGTTGACCACGACAACAGTTCCACCATCAACAGCGACGGCGACTATCAGCGTGAGAACAGCCGAACATTCATGGACAACCAGAACTATTACAACTCAAAGACCGAAGGCCGTTGGGACTGGTCATTAGATCGCAGAAGGAATAACTATTGGGCAAAGTAGTCATTACAGGGGTTGCGGGCTTTCTTGGCTCGCACCTAGCAGACAAGTTCTTAGCTAAAGGCTGGGAAGTAGTCGGCATAGATAACCTACTCGGCGGGTATTACGACAACGTTCCCGAAGGCGTAGACTTCCGCGAGCTTGACCTAGTGGCAGAGCTTGACGAACTAACCGATGCAACGCAGGGCGCAGAGCTATTCATTCACGCCGCTTGCACCGCTTACGAGGGGCTTTCGGTGTTCTCCCCTAGCTTGGTTGTCGCCAACACCGTTCAGGCTACTACAAACGCTCTGGTTGCGTCTGTGAAGGCAGGAACAAAGAAGTTCGTGTATCTCTCGTCAATGGCTCGTTACGGCGACCACAACGGAACCCTGTTCACCGAGGACATGGAAACCAAACCCCAAGACCCTTACGGCATTGCAAAGGTCGCGAGCGAGAAACTCGTTCAGAACATCTGCGACACTCAGGGACTTGACTGGGTGATCCTCGTTCCTCACAACATCATCGGGCCACGCCAGAAGTATGACGACCCGTTCCGCAACGTTGCCAGCATTATGACTAACAGGATGTTGCGCGGGCTTCAGCCTGTTATCTACGGTGACGGCTCCCAAGAGCGCTGCTTTAGCTTCGTGCAAGATGTTGTCGAACCGCTTTATACGGCTTGCTTTGCGAAAGAGGCAAACAAAGAAGTAATCAACGTTGGCCCAGACGAAGAACCAATCACGATCAACGACCTAGCCATTGACCTAGCAAACATCATCGGCTTTGACCTAGCACCTATCTACATGACAGGCAGACCGCAAGAAGTAAAGATTGCGCTGTGTTCGTCTGACAAGGCACGAAGGCTTCTCGGCTACCAAACAGGCACAACGCTCACCGAAGGCCTGTCAGAGCTTGTTCAATACATCGCAGAGCGTGGCCCTAAAGACTTCGACTATCACTTGCCAATCGAGATTCAAAACGAGCGCACACCGGCAACGTGGAGTCAAAAGTTGCTCTAGCGATAGAATAGAAACAAAGGAGTTCTCATGGCCCTCACCAATCCCTATTGCTCGCTCGCCGAGCTAAAGGCAAGTCTTGGCATCACAGACAACATTGACGACACAATCTTAGAGAGTGCTATCAACTCAGCATCTCGCGCCATTGACCGTTACTGCTCTCGCAACTTTTACAAAGTTAGCGCAACCAGACTTTACGCACCCCGCGATTCTTACATCACAGACATTGACGACCTAGTGTCTTTGACTTCACTCAAGACCACAGACGACGACACCCAGACCTTTGACCTAACTTGGCAAGTCGCTGACTATCAGCTAGAGCCGTTGAACGGTGTTGTAGACGGTATGCCAACCCCTTACACACGCATTAGGGCAATCGGCGACTACACCTTCAACACACTCGGCGGAGAAGCTACGGTTCAAGTTGTCGGCGTGTTCGGGTTCAACGCTGTTCCTGACGAAGTGAACTATGCGACCATCATTCAGGCAGCAAAGCTTTACAAGCGCAAGGATTCACCGCTTGGCGTTATCTCTGGAGAGTATGGCGCAATGCGTGTTGGCGTTCGCCTTGATCCACAGGTGTCAGAGCTAGTAGACGCTTACCGCAGGATTCGAGTTGGCTAATGGCTGACATTCAGCTAATCAGGCAGGGGCTTGCCACAAACCTAGCCACTATCCCAGGGCTTAGGACTTCGGTTGACATTCCAGACAACCCAAACCCACCTATGGCAATGATTCAGCTAGTGCGCGCCGAGTATCATCAAGACTTCCGAAATGGCATGACCGAATACACTTTTGCCGTTCAGGTAGTGGTTGGTCGTCAGGATGATAGAACCGCACAGCGCAAGCTTGATGCCTACTGCAACAGCGATTCAGAGAGTTCTGTCAAACGTGCGATAGAATCTAACCGTAACCTCGGTGGAAACGCGTTCGATACTGTGGTCACAGAAATGTCGTCTTACGGATCAGTTCTCGTAAACGACACAACCTATCTAGCGGCGGAGTTCGCCGTTAGAGTGCTTGCAAGCTAACTAGGAGAAAACATGGCAAAGCTAGTTCTCACAGACGTAGTTACCACAATCGGTGGCGTTGACTACTCTGCGAACATCAACCAGGTGGAAATTTCCGTTTCCGCCGACTCAGTAGAAACAACCGCCTTCGGAACTACCGGATGGCGCACCGAGGTATCCGGTCTAAAGCAGGGAACCTTCACCGTATCGTTCCACCAGGACTACGCAGCAGCAGCGATTGACGCAAGCCTTTGGGCATTGTTCGGCACTCAGGCTACTGTTACCGTAAAGCCAGCGGGAACTGTTGTGTCTTCATCGAACCCTAGCTACTCGTTCGTTGCTAACATCAACAACCTAACGCCCGTAAGTGGGGCAGTCGGCGATTTGGCTGTGGCTAACGTTACTTGGCCTATCACCGGTGCTGTTTCCCGCGCAACTGCTTAATAACAGAAAGTAAACCTACAAATGAAAATCAACCTAAAGGTAGAACTCAGCGACGGCAAGACTCAGGAAGTAGTTTGTTCTGCACCTGATCTAGTTAAGTTTGAGGACAAATACAACATTAGCGTTGCAAGACTTGAATCAGAGATGAAGCTAACTCACCTTCTGTTCTTGGCTCACGCTTCGTTGTCACGTCAGAAGCAAACAACGCTTTCATTTGACGAGTGGCTGGAAACAGTTGGCTCTGTCGGTGCAGGTGTTTCAGACCCAAAATAGTAGGGCTAGGCGATAAGTCAGCACATTGGTTTATTGCAAGCCTAGCTGTTGAAACTGGCATCGCGCCTAGCGTTCTGATGCAAGAGTCTGAACGTATGCTTTGGACAATGGCCCGCTACCTTATTTGGAAGGCCTCACAGTAGACCCCTGTCAATCGGCAGGGGTTTCCTGTTTGATAGACTTGAGCAAGAGGTGTCTAATGGATGTTAGCGTTACTGTCACAGGCGCAAAAGAAACTGTTGCTCGATTAAAGCAAGCTGACGCTAACAGCATCAAGAAGCTACGCCAAGAGATCAAGAACGAGATGCGTTCTGAAATCAGCACCATCGTCACAAACATCCCTGCCTTCGCACCTATCAGCGGAATGTTGCATCAGGGTAGAACCAAGTGGAAGCGACCTAGAGGAAACGTGTCGTTTACACCTGGGGCTGTCAGGGGCTTTAGAGGGATGCAACTATCGCCTTTGGTAACACTTACCTTCACCGGCGGGTCAAACTCAATCGGTTTCGACATGGCTGAACTTGCAGGAATCAAGCGTCACCCGCCACGCGCAAGGTCAAAGATTGCCAACAGCACGTCTTACGGTAGACAACGAGGCGACGGCTCTCACGCCGTAACGAATCAGGGTCAGTTCTTTATTGAAGCGCTACAGCGAGCCAAGCCAATCAAGGGTCGCGCTGGTCGCTTCGCCTTTGACTTGTTCCTAAGACGCAAGCCGTTTATCCAAAAGAAAGCCGCTGACTTTCTTGACAAGTATTTCCAGACCACAATTGAGAAGGCTGCCTAGTGACCACTTACATAAATCTCGCAACTAAGTTCAACGATGCTGGCCTCAAGGATGCGCAAAAGAGCTTAGACAACTTTGGTAAGACTATCGGTGTTGCTTTCGCCGCCACCGCTGCCGCAGTAGCTACGGCAGGTGTTGCACTTAGTAAGTTTGGTGCAGATGCAATCAACTCGGCATCAGCCTTCAGCGCAGAGTTTGAAGGTGTCAATCAGGTATTCGGAAGTGCTGCCTCATCGGTTCAGGCTTTCGCTGAAACCGCAGCACGAACAGTCGGTATAACTGAAACGGCAGCGTTGCAAGCTGCAAAGGGATTCGGTGTCTTTGCATCAGCCGCAGGTCTGTCAGGTCAAAGCGCAGCTGACTTCTCGACAAAGCTGGTTCAGGCCGCAGGTGACATGGCTTCGTTCAACGATGTTCCTGTTGAGGAAACCCTAGCTGCCATCAAGTCAGGTCTACAAGGTCAAGGCGAACCGCTTTCTAAGTTCGGTATCTTGATGAATGAGGCAACGCTAAAAGCGGCAGCGCTTGAAGCAGGAATCATTGACAGCACCAAGAACGCTCTAACGCCACAGCAAAAGGTTCTGGCTGCCAACGCGCTTATCTTTGAACAGCTTGGCGTTCAGCAAGGCGACTTCGTTGCGTATCAAGACACCTTCGGTAACAAAATCAAGACTGTCACAGCAATCCTTGACGAAATGAAAACTGAAATCGGTGTGGGGCTTTTGCCACAGGCCGAGGAACTGCTCGGAACGTTTGAAGAAAACATCATCCCTATCTTCGAGGACTTGGCAAGCAACGTCGGCCCAATGCTTAGTTCTTGGATGGAAACAATCACGAAGATTATTGACGACGCTGGCGACCCAACAACGTTCTTCGGTCAGTCGGTTCAAACTCTAACCGAGTCATTCGCTACCCTTATGGAAGTCCTTACGGCTTCGGAAAGTGACATGGAAGGGGCAACTGACAGTCTTGGTTCTGTCGCCAACGCTGTCGCTGTTCTAATTGAGATTCTGGCAAGCCTTATCGCTTTCCTAGAAACCGTTGGCCCTGCCTTTGAAGCGCTACTCAAGGGCGACTTTGAAACCTTCTTTGACTGGTTGCGAAGCGATCCTGTTGAGTGGCGCAAGCTAAACGTCACAACCAATTACACCGAAACTGGAACTCCGCCAAAGGTTGATTACTCAGACAGCATTGGCTATCAGTTTTCGCAGGGTATGGGGCCAGGACAAACTCGAAAGACTCCAACAATAACCGGTGGCACAACTGGCGGTGGCGCGCCAAAGAAGCAAGACAACACTAAAGCTATCGCTGAAACAATGAAGCAAGCTAGTGAGGCCATCGGCAAAGCACAACAGGCTTATAGAAAAGCAGTCAGTCGTGCGAACTCTGACTACAAGAAGGCTGTTGATTCTTCCAACAAGGCTTTTGCCGAAGCTGCCGAAAGAGCGCTTGAAACACGCACTAAGGCCCTGACAAGTCTTGCAGTTGCAAACGCCGAATCTGTCGCACGAATAAACTCGGACTTCTCAAAGCGCTTAGCAGACATCGTAAAGGGTTCTATAAACCGCTTGCGTGATGTTTACCGCGCGGCTGTCGAAGTCAACATTGCACAGCTATTTGGCGCAAGGACTGTTTCACAGATTCAAACTCAGGTCGTCAAGATTACAGACGGCATCAGAACCACAATCACAGACCAGACCGAAAAGACTGTTGGCGGTTCAGTAGACGACCTAGTGAGGAGCTTGCGCAAGAAGTTGCAAGACTCGCGCGACTTGCTCTCTAATGCCTCACGACTAGCCGCTGAAGGGTTCTCTCAGACCTTTATAGAGCAGATTGTAGGTGCAGGAACAGAAACAGGCAACGAGCTTGCTAACGCGATTCTAGAAGCGACTCCACAAACTCGCGAGGAACTCAAGACTCTATTCCGTTCGATTGAATCCGAGTCCAACAAGGGCATGGACAAGCTGGCTCAGAGTATTTACGATGGTGCAGGTCTAGCCACAGACGAACTCAAGCAACTCTACGCAGACACACTAGCCGAGCAGAGCAAGGCGCTCACAGATCAGGCAGCGCTATACGCTCAACAGCAAGCCGAAGTGATGGCGCAGTTTGACCTAGCGATGATTGAAGCTGCAACTATTCGTGACGAAGCTCTAAAGGCTGCTATGGATGCTTACAGTCTTGCGCTAAAGAAAGCCGCCGAAGACTTCCTATTAGAGCTTGACGAGATTGAAAAGAAGTTCAAGGCAAAGCTAAAGGAACTGGGCGCACAGAAGGCACAGATTGAAGCCTTACAGCGTGAGATTGACAACGCTCGCAACAACGTTCCTTCAGTAGTAAGCAACACGCCTGTCGTGCCTGTAACCTCAACTAACAAGACTGGCTCTACTGGCACAACTATCAACGTGAACGTAAAGACAGACGCAACACAATCAACAGCACAGGTCGGAAAGACTATTGCCAAGACAGTAGCCAAGCTGACAACTTCCGGCGGTGGCGGTGGCGGTTCAATCAAGTTTAGGGTTCAGTAATGTCAGTAGTAGTCAAATACGAAGTTCGCGCAAGTGACGGCAACCCTACCTGGTTCTTTGTTCTTGACGACCCTGTTCAAGGTGTCCTGCAAGAAACGCCTGTTATAGGTTCTTATGACTACGTTCTTGGTGGCAGTCTATTGGTGGACATTACTGACGCTGTAAAGTCAATCAACATTAGTCGCGGTAAGAACCGAGAGCTAGACGTATTTGACCCAGGCTTAGCTAACATCGTGTTCAACAACGAAGATAGACGCTTTGATCCTAGCTACCTTGACTCTCCCTATTACAACACAATCAAGCCAAACAGGGTTATCTCTGTTTCTGACTCTATTGGCTCGCTTTACTTTGGTATCGTGCAGGACTGGAACTTGTCCTACGACATCTCAGGCGAGGCTACCGCTTCAGCTGCCGCTGCTGACGCCTTCTCGCTATTCGCCAATCAGAGCTTGCTAGGTGGAACTGCAACGCCACAACTATCAGGCGAGCGAGTAGATGCAATCCTTACCAACAGCGAAGTGTCTTGGCCCTACTACGCACCTTTGGCAGAGTCGCCAGCAATGGACAGGGTTATCTTCAGCACGTCGCAAGAACTAGGCGCAGACGTTATTGACACAGGAACTAACGTCTTGAGCTATCTGCAACTAATCGAGCAGTCAGAGCCAGGCAAGTTCTTTATAGATCGCTATGGCAGACCAACCTTCTTCGGGAGAAACTCACGCTACCAAAGCGCAGGTCTTTACACCTTCGCAGATGATGGCACAGGTATTGACTACAACGATGTTCAGGTCAACTTCGGTTCGGAGTTCCTATACAACGACGTAATCATTGGTAGCGTAATCACAAACGGCTTTGGCACGGCAGAGGACTTAGAGTCAAAGGCTGAATACGGAATCCGTAACATCACGCGCACCGGACTACTTATGGAAACAACCGAAGCGGCTGCGGGCATGGCGGTTTACTACGCAAGCAAATACAGCCAGCCGATTGTTCGCTACGACGCGATTGCCGTCACAACACCTATTGGTGTTGTGAATGAAGCCGCGAACATAGAGATTGGGGACTTGGTTACTGTCAAGTTCACACCTGCGGGAGTTGGCGACCCGACGATACAACTCTCAGAGGTCATTGGTATCAGTCACGAAATAGACTTCGATAGCCACAATGTCGTCATAAGCCTTGACGCTATTCAAACAACAAGCTGGACTCTCTCCGACTCTATCTTTGGTAGACTATCGGCAGGGAACACGCTTGCGTATTAGGAGATAAATGTCTGGCTGGAAAGATTGGCAGATTGGTGAAGTCGTCGAAGCGGGCGAGTTTCAGTCCTATGTCCAAAACCAAGTAGTTCAGCAATACCCTGACTCGGCAGCTCGTGGATCAGCAGTTGCCACCCCTGTCCCTGGGATGGTCAGCTACCTAGACTCAACAAAGGCCGTAGAGGTTTACAACGGGACTTCTTGGAATCAGATTTCAGGTTCGACATCCCCTAACTACATCATCAACGGGGCGTTTGACATCAACCAGCGAGGGTTTACCACCACTACAACTTCCGGTGCTTTTGGGCATGACAGATTCTTTTTTACTGGCATTGACGGAACTACAACTTACTCTGCACAGACTTTCACACCAGGGGCTGCTCCAGTTGCAGGTTACGAATACACAAACTTTGCCCGATTGGTAACAACTGGTCAGACCCTTACTAGCGCCCAATCAAGGCTAAGGCAGAGAGTTGAAGATGTAAGAACACTTGCAGGGCAGACCGCAACACTTAGCTTCTGGGCTAAAGCAGGTTCAGGCACTCCCTCAATCGCAGCTAACTTAGCTCAAATCCCAGTAGGTTCAGCAGGTGTAGATCTTGCAGGTCAGAAGGCGACACTAAGCACTTCTTGGGCTAGGTATTCTTTTACTTTCACGCTGCCTAGCTTGTCTGGCGCAACTATCTCGGCAAACAACCGACTAGAAGTAAACATCTGGGTAAGTGCTGGTAGTGACCAAAATACAAACACAAGTTCACTTGGTATTCAGTCAAATACCTTCGACATCTGGGGAGTCCAACTAGAAGCCGGATCTGTCGCAACCCCTTTCCGTAGAAACGCACCTAGCCTTCAAGCTGAGTTAGCAGCGTGTCAGCGGTATTACTACGAAAGCAACTCCGCAACAATTATTCAGAGATTCGTGAACATGGCATCATCAAGCGCCAACCTATTCGTGCCGATAACCCTGCCAGTTTCTATGAGGGCAAACCCGACAATTACTGCAAAGGTGGACATAAACGACGGCTCGGAAATTGACGCAACTGCCCTGATTGTAAATGACAACCGTTTAGTCTTGGCTCAGGTAAATAGCGTTCCATCAGGTCAATTTACAGACTTACGAAAAGTAACAGCGAGTGCGGAGTTATAAATGAGAACTTACGAACTTTACGAAGATGGCAAGATTGAAATGCTAAAGGCAACCGAAGGCGAAAGAATCTTTTGGATTCCTACCGACCCTGCCAACTCTGACTACGCAGAATACCTAGCACTACAAGACTGGCTTGCCGAAGGTAAAAAGAAGCAGACTTCTGGACATCAAGGAACGGACTCTAAATGGCTGGCGCAGGATTCAAAGACTTTGCAGCAGGTGACATCCTCACAGCAGCAGATGTAGACAACTACCTAATGCAACAAACCGTCATGGTGTTTGACGACTCATCAGCCCGTGACACAGCACTAACAGGCGTTGTTGCAGAAGGAATGTTCAGCTACCTAAAGTCTGATGACACGCTTTATCAATACAACGGGACTGCCTGGGAAGTTGCAGGATCACCAGAGTGGTTGACGAACTACCCGACAAACACCCCTGAACTTGCTGCTGAATCATCTGGTCAGGTGCTAATGACAACGGGTTCACTAGCAACACCTGT